CTTGACTTTTTACAAGATTTAGTATATAATGTGAAAAGTGAGGTAAATTAAATTATGAAAAAACTACTATTAGTTGTATTTGCGAGTATGATATTGAGTGCTTGTTCTAGTTCAACTTATAAAATGAAGTCTGAGAAAGGTAAATTTGTTAATGAAGTACCTAAATGGTATATGGCAGATTTCTCAGAAAAGAAAGCATGTAATACACCTAGATTTGGTAAAGAAAAAGATAGAATGTGTATCTTTGGTGCTGGTACTGCTGTTTCACCTGACCTACAACTTGCTATTGAAAAAGGCATGATGATTGCTAAGTCTGAATTAGCAGATATTATCAAAGGTCAAATGAATAAATCTACTAAACAATTCATTACTGAGTTAGGCAAAACTCATACTAAGACAACTGTATCAGAGGTAGAAATGACGATTGTCAATCTAATTAAAGATACACCTGTTAGAGGTTATGAAATCTTTGCTAAAGATGTAACAATTACTAAAAATAATTATTACAGAGTATGGATTGGTCTAAGACTACCTATGGGCGAGTACAATAAAATGTACAACTACACAATCGCTGACGCTGTTGACGCCTATAACTTAAAAGAAAAAGCTAATATTGCTTATAAAAAATTACTAGAGGACGATAATGAAGATAGTAATTTACAGTAAACAAAATTGTGTGTATTGCTCTAAGGCGAAGCACTTAGTAAAAAGTCTCGGCTTAGAGTATGAAGAAAAGATGATGGAATCTTTTGACTCACCACAGGCAATGTTAGAAGATATTGGCAAACAAGTTAGAACAATGCCACAAATTAAGATTGATGATAAGTTAATCGGTGGTTATAATCAACTTATAGAATATTTTGCTGATAAAGGTAAAGTCAACTTCAAAGGTGAAAAGATATAATGAGTATAGAAAAGAAAATAGAAGTTTTAAAAGAAACTATTAAATGGTTCAGATCAAAAATAGAACCACATGATTGTGGTTGGATGTATACCACAATAGACGGTTTAAAACATAGAATAAGTGAATTAAGAAAAGAACTAAAAAAGAAATAGTGTCAAACGATAATATTATACAATTTCCGTTAGACAAGATTGTTAGAAAAACAAGTAAGTCTAATTCATCAAAGGCAGAAAAAAAATTTGCTGAGAAAATACAACAAAAACAAACTAAAGAGTTTTGTGATACGGCAGTTGATGATATTAGTATGAATGTTTTAAGATCATTTGTTGACCTAGCCTTAAAGACACAAAATCAAAGTTTTACAAAAGACTTGGCTCTCTTAATTGATGTATTAAGAGGTTTAATATATAGAGATTTTAATATAAATCATCCTGCTCAAAGACTAGTTGATAAGTTAGTTAAAATTAATATCAACAAACAAGGTGCTCAATCAGCAAAAATTGATTATACACCAGTCCTTGAAGTAGAAAAAGTCAATAATAGTCCTATCTCAAAAGAAGTAAAGCAAGAGATTAAAGACATAAACGATCAAGCAGGTATGTTTGAAGGAGACGACTTAGATGAATAACAAAATTCTTACGAGAATCGCCTTTACAGGTTGTAAAATAGTTTTTATTAACCAATTGAATAGGAGAATATTATGTTTGGTTTAACAAAAAAAGTTGAAGAAAACAGAGGCAGAAAGAGTTTGTCTAAAAAACAAACAATTCTTAATGCTTTATTAAGAGGACAATCAATCGCTTGGAAGACTTTAAATACAAAGTTTGGTCTTAAATCACCAAGAGCTATGGTTGATACTTTAAGAGCTGAAGGTTACATGATCTACGGTTCAAAAGTAAAAGGTAAACATGTGTACAGACTTGGTACACCAACAAGAGCTATTATCTCTGCTGGTATCAAGGCGTTATACGGTACTCCTTTTAAATACGACAATTCGACAGTAAAAGCACCTACAAAAGGTACTGTTGCTTCGATTGACGCATAAATTATATAATAGGGTGGCGAGAGATCGCCACCTTAATTAACATGAATTTTTTAAACGGCATATCTTTTCTTTTTATAGGTTGTGTAGCAACCTTTATAGGTTTCTTTATAGGTTTTTTAGTTATAAACTATAATGAGAAAAAAGAATTACAAAGATTAAAAACAATTGAAAGAAACAAAAAAGGACCAATGAGTCATTATTATGGTGATGATACGGTATGATACTAGTAGACCTTAATCAAGTTTTAATATCTAACCTTATGGCACAGACCAGAGGTAAAGCAGATGTTACACCTAATAAAAATATGATCTTACATATGGTGTTGAATAGTCTCAGAGGTTTTAATTTAAAATTTAAAGAAGAGTATGGTAATATGGTATTATGCTCAGACGCAGGCGATCCATGGCGTAGAGATATATTTCCTAACTATAAACATGCTAGAAGAAAAAGCAGAGTAGATGGTCCTTTTGATTGGACTAACATTTTTAATATAATAACTGAAATTAAAAACGAATTAAAAGAAAACTTTCCTTATGTGATGATGTATGTTGAGAAGTGTGAAGCAGATGATATTATTGCTACTCTATGTAAACAACAAACAGAGGACAAGTATTTAATTATTTCAGGTGATAAAGACTTTATACAATTACATCATTATGGTAATGTATATCAGTTTAGTCCATTGTTAAAAGGTTTTATAGGTGAACAAGAAGATCCTATTAGATTTTTAAGAGAACAAATTATAAAAGGTGATAGATCAGACGGTGTACCTAATATATTAAGTCCTGATGATATATTTTTACAAGAAGGTGTTAGACAAAAACCTATTAATAAAAAAAGATTAGAAGAGTGGTCTAATATAGATAACATACCTTTAGGTAGTGAAACGAGAAAACACTATGAAAGAAATAAGAAACTAATCGACTTAACTGAGATACCAGATAACATAGAAAAAAATATTATAAATACATTTAAGAATTATAAAGTAAAAGACAGGTCGCAACTGTTAAATTACTTTATTAATAACAAGCTAAAAGCATTGATTGAAAACATTAATGATTTTTGACAATATATATTGGAGATAATTATGGCTGATAGAAACCCACAACTTATGAGTAAAGAGGCAATGACAGCAGTAAGTCAAACTTCTAGTAGAAGTAGACCAACTGTACATGAAATCTTACTAAAAGTTAATAACGCAAAAGATAAGCCTAAAAAGATAGAAGTTTTAAAGGAGTATGATAATCCTGCTTTAAGATCACTATTGAAAGGCGCTTTTGATCCTAAGATAGAGTGGGAGTTACCCGATGGTACACCGCCATTTATGGCAAATGAGGCACCTTTAGGTACACAACACACTTACTTAGAAGACGAAAGTAAAAAACTATGGCACTTTGTAAAAGGTGCTGACAGACAACTTACTAAAACTCGTAAAGAAACTTTATTCATACAAGTGCTAGAGGGTTTACATACCTCAGAAGCAACTTTGTTAATCAATATTAAAGACAAGAGATTGAATCTTGTGTACAAAGGATTAACTGAGAATGCTATTAAAGAAGCATTTGGTTGGAATGATTCATTTATGAGACCAGAACAAAAATAGAACATTTAGGGGTGTACTACATGTCGCACCCCTAATACACCATTTTCCCTACATTTACTGTGTTTTTTTCGCTTGACTATTTTTTATAATATGATATTATAAATAGTATAGAAAGTGAGAGTTATATTATGAAAAAAGTTATATTACTATTAACCGTTTTATGGTTTGGGTTAACTGTTTTTTCAAATTCAGTTAAGGCAAATACTAGTGAGTACAATGCTGCTGTGATAGCACACATTTTACAATCTAAGGTAAACGGTACTAACGTTGATACCGAAGCACTTATGAAGTCTGAACTAGATAATTTAGGTCATAAGTTTGCTTTAGAGGCTTTATCTATTTTACAGGCTTATATGCCGACTATCATAGACGGTGTAATGACCGAAATGAGGCTAAAAATAGATGAAGAGTATAAGTGTCAACTACTAAAAGGTTCTGAAATCCAAAATAAGGAGTGTAAAGAATGACATTAGTAGAACATGTGAAAGTAGTTTTGAATTTAGCTTTTAGCTTAGCCCCCCGAGACGTAGTAATACTAGTCTTGGCAGGTTTAATCGCACCAATATTTTTAAGGGAGAAACGTTGCTCGTGTCACAAAAAAGAAGAAAACAGGCTAGAATCAAGGCTAAATTAAAAGCTGAGTTATCTGTGAAGAGAAAATATAAAACAACTTATACTGACATTAAGAAATATTTTAAAATTATTAATGAAGCAGTATTTGATAATCTATTATCGCCCTTTAACGAAATACTAATTAAACAAATTAGAGATAGAGAAGTTAAATGTATGGGGCAAGTTGTGGCATGGGAATGGAAGAGAAAAGGTACGAGACAATATTGGCTAGAAATGTTACCTTCTTATATTACTAAACAAGATTTTGTGGACACGTTAGGACATGAAATGATTCATCTGTATCAAATGGCAAATATCGGAGATACAGGTAATCACAATGAAACGTTTTATAGTTTTAAAAAACCTATGAAACAAATAGGATTGAATATATAATATGAAAGTGAGAGTATATAATGGCAAGAAGACAAGTAAAAGAGTTAGATCCTTATATTAAGTCAAGGGTTGGTGAAGCATTGATACAGTTGGGTGAACTAATAAAACCATCAAACTTATCAGGTACAAACAAACTATATTACACTGGTAATTGGGCAAAGGACGTTTATGACAATTACACTGAAAAACAAGCAGAGGTAATATTTCAAAAAGTAGAAAAGTTAAAACCTAATTTAACATTTTTTCAATCAAAACTAGAATCATTTACAGACGAAGAGGGAAAAGAGTGGGGCGGATATGACTACTATGCTAAGAAACTTTAAAATAATCTTTAAAACATTAATGTTCGTTTGTGTTGTAGCATTTGTATCAACTGTTTGGCATGAGTACAAAACACAAGGTGAAGTAAGGGCTGCTGAATTAGTACCAAAGTTACCTAATTTTGAACATACAAACAATCAACAATTTTTAGATAATGTAAATCAATGTGTAGATTATATTTACGCTACAGAAAAAGGTATTACACCTGTCAACATTGAATTACTAATGGCACAAGCTGCCTTAGAGTCAGGTTGGGGTGATAGTAGATTTGCTAAAGTAGGTAAAAATTTATTTGGTATTAGAACGTATGATCTAAAAGAACCACATATGTTGCCATCAAATAATCCTAAGAAGTGGGGTGTAAAAGTTTATAGACATGAATGTGATAGTGTTTTAAATTACATAAATATACTAAACAATGGAAGTGCTTTTGACGAGTACAGAAAATTGAGAGATCAAGGTATAAACGATCCTTACATACTTGTGGAAACACTTGACGCTTACGCTGCTGACAAAGACTATTTCTCAAAAATAAAAAGTATATTAACTAAAATCAGAAAAGAGTATAATTAGTGTTCTTAATTGTATTAACATTTTTATCAGCAATTTCTATATCTGTTATAGCTGCTGGTTATTCTATCATTGGTCTAGCAACTCTGTTTGCTGGTGCCGCTATGCCTATAATTGCTATGGGTACTGCTTTAGAGATAGGTAAACTTGTAGCCGCCAGTTGGTTATATCATAATTGGCGATCAGACTTAGTACCCATATCTTTAAAAACATATCTCTTTTCCGCTATCATAGTATTAATCTTTATTACATCTATGGGTATCTTTGGTTTTCTATCAAAGGCACACCTAGATCAAGTCAAACCTACATCAAGTAATAATATCAAAATAGAATTATTAGACAACCAGATTAAATCACAACAACTTATCATAGACAGATCACAAAGTACATTGACTTTATTAGATAAGGCTTTAGAAGTTTATATTGATAAAGAATATGTGACTAGAGGTTTAAAAGAACGTAAGAAACAAAAACCTGAAAGAGACGCATTGACACTTGCTATAAATGAGGCAAGTGATATTATTGCTGAACTATCTGATAAAAAAGGTAGTTTAAAACTAGAACAAGATAAGATAGAGGCAGAGGTAGGTCCTATCAAATATATTGCTGAACTAATATATGGTGATCAAGCAAAAGAAATGTTTGACGAGGCAGTTAGAATTGTAATATTAATTTTAATCTTTGTATTTGATCCTCTTGCTGTATTATTGTTAATCGCTGCTAACATATCATTAAGACAGTGGCGAATGAAGAAACAATTAGTTATAGATGAAGATGGTAATAAGATACAAAAAAGAATGATGAACTTACAAGCCAGACATCAAAAGTTAAAAGATAAAGAAAAAGATTATAAGAATTTTTTAGAAAAATTAGGTGCTAAAGAACTATCAGATTTAGATCCTGACGAAATTAAGATTAAATTAAATCAAATAGTTGATTGGAACGATAAGAACAAATGAAGAACATAATAATTATTTTCATTTTAGTATTATTGTCTGGTTGTCAAAAATACCAACCAAATCCTATTGGCACTATTTTAAATTTAATGGTAAAAGGTACAGACAAACAAAAAACACTTGAAAAACAAGAACCAATTAGCGAATCAGATAAGAAAATTATAGAAAAAGCAACTGAAAAAGAGTGGGAAGAAGTAGATAAAGCAATAGAAAAATAGCCTTGACTATTGTCCTGGATATGATATATTATAAGAATGATGATTACAATTGATGATATAAAAAGATTAGACTTACCTGATTTGTCTCCTGTACAAATTAGAAGAATATCAAACGCAGAAATAACATGTAAGAATGCTACAACTGAATGGTCAAAAGACTATTGGTTTAATGTATTCAAAAAATTATGTGAAAAATATAACTGTATGAATTACTTTAGAAAGGCTATACACTAATGAATATATTTTATGTAGATAAAGACCCAAATACAGCAGCTAAGATGATGTGTGATAAACACATTATTAAAATGATATTAGAGTCTGCTCAAATGTTATGTTCAGCTAAAAGAATGCTAGACGGTACTGAGTATTATGACAAAACTAAAAACGGTCGTAAAATAAAAAGATGGCGATTAGATAATTCTAATGAAGAAGCAATTATATACAAAGCAGGTTGGGCTAAACATCCTAGTACACAATGGGTTATGAAGTCTGCTTACAATTATATGTGGTTATATAAACATATGCTTGCTTTAAATGAAGAGTATAAATTAAGATGGCAAAAAAATGATGACCATGTATCAATTACAAAACTAGGTGAACTATTAAAACACCCACCTAAGAACGCACCTGTAAATGTAATAGGTACAGACGCTACACCAGCTATGCCTGAACATTGTAAAATACCAAATGATGTAGTTGGGTCATATAGAAAATATTATATCTTAGAAAAGAAAAGATTTGCTAAGTGGGAAAAACCTAATGCTGTTATGCCTCAGTGGTATAAAGAAGGTATAGAGCTTGAAGATAATAGATAATTTTTTACCACAAAACATATTTGATGAACTACAAAAAAATGTTATGGGTGATAACTTTCCTTGGCACTTTCAGAGTGATATAGAAAAGGAAGATAGTGAAGATGATAAGTTTTATTTTACACATATATTATATGATGACGAAAAACAAAATAGTCCTTACTTTAACAAATTTACATCTATATTAGATATATTGAAACCTAAAAATTTAATAAGAATGAAACTTAACTTATATACTAGAACTGAAAAATTAGAAGAACATTTACCACACACTGATTATAACTTTAATAATAATGGTTGTGTGTTATCTCTTAATACTTGTGATGGTTTTACACGATTAGAAAAAGAGGTTGTTAACTCAGTAGCAAATAGAGCAGTTATATTTGACGCACAAAAACCACATAATAGTACGAGTACAACAAATGCCAAAGCTAGATTTAATATTAACATAAATTATAATTAGGATACATTATGGACTATGAAGAAATTGAAAAGTTGTCTTTAGAAGAATCTAAAAGACAAACAAAAGAGCGTAAACAAGAAGGACTAAATATGATACGACCATTTACCTTTGATGAAAAGAAAATGTTGTGGGATGGTTTGAGAGAAAAAGAACAGACTTTACATGAAATGGCAATGGAAGGTTATAAAGAAGAACAAATATTAAGAAAACTAGAAGAGGAAGAAGATGATTAAAGAAGCATTAATAAAAAAACTAGAAGGTGATGTTGCTGTTGCTGAAACAGATTTAAGAACTTTTTTAGCTTCACCAATTGGTGTCGCTGAACATATAGATTATGTAGATACAGCAGAGAAAAAAACTGCTAAATTAGCAGAAGCAAAAGATAAGTTAGAAGCAATTAAAAATCTGTAATGAAAAACATAATAGACCCAAAAAATCCTAACACAGTAGGACAAAGTGCTTGGAATTTAGGTAATCACATATTGATTATCTGTTTTATAATGGCTCTTGTTTTTGTGGTTTACAATTCATACTAATGCCAATATATACATTTTATAATAAAAAGACTAAAAAAGAATATGACGATATGATGTCTATATCTGAAATGGAAAAGTATTTAAAAAAGAATAAACACATATCACAAGTTTTACAACCAATAAATATAGTAAGTGGTACAGGTATTAAACAAGATGGCGGATGGAAAGATAATTTAAGTAGAATAGCAGAGGCACACCCTAGTAGTGCCCTAGCAGACCGTTATGGTAAAAAAAGTACAAAAGAAATTAAAACAAAACAAGCATTAGCAAAAAATAGAAGAAGATTAAGAGGTAAAAAGTAATGGCAAACAATATACCAGATTATATGCGTGATTTCGACCTTAATCAGGATTATGGTTTTACGCCTGTCACTAAAAAACCTGAAGACGATAGTAAACCGTCAGTAGATCCTAAATTAGTTGAAGGTCAAAGTTTAGAACTATCTAAAGTAAAATCAGATGTCAAAGATATAAAATCAATGATGAATGAGATTATGGAGATAGTTAATGAAAAAGAAACAATCAGTAAAGAAGTTGCGAGTGCTGATGTTACTAAAAGATTTAAAGAACTTGAAAAGGTAATACTACCTTTCTTATACAACCTTTCTAAAAGTGATGAACCTTATATACATTGGCCAAATAGAGGACCAATTATTAAGGGGCAAATAGAAAGAATACTAAAACTCACAAGGGGATAATATGAACTTAAAAGAAGAACATAAAGAACTAAAAAGAGAAGTAAACATTTTAGAAAGTAAAAGAAAAAAAGATAGAAGTTGTGTTTCTTGGCATTTAATCAGAGACGCAAAAAAATTAAAGTTACAAGCAAAGGAAAGACTAAATGAAATTAAGTAATAATTTTAGTTTAAAAGAACTAACTGCTTCACAAACAGCTGAACGTAAGGGTATTAATAACAATCCTAACGAAGATCAAATGAATAGTTTAAAAGTTTTATGTGAGAATGTTCTACAAAAAGTTAGAGATCATTATGGTAAACCTGTAACTATATCAAGTGGATATAGAAGTCCAGAGTTATGTGTAGCAATAGGATCTAGTGTAAATTCACAGCACGCCAAGGGGGAAGCGGCGGACTTTGAAATTTTTGGGGTACCCAATAATGAACTAGCGAAGTGGATATCTGAGAACACTGAATTTGATCAACTCATATTGGAATACTATAAAGATGGTGAGCCGAACAGCGGTTGGATCCATTGTTCTTATAAGAGCGAAGATAATAGAAAACAAATCTTACGTGCTTATAGAGACGAAAATGGCAAAACAAAATATGCCGTTTACGATCCTAACTGAAAGCAAGTTAGAGATTTAAATAGACGTGATCCTGAGAAGTTAAGAGAACACATGATGGATTACAGGTCAATATAACCTTGACTTTTGGTCTATATAATGATATATTATATGTTTAATATGAAAGTGAAAAAATATGACAAAATTTAATTTTATACAATTAGACGAATCAAAAGTACCACAAGTCAAAGGCAAAAGAGTAAACGGTTTTAGATTTTACGATATTGAAGGTAAACACTATCCGTCTGTAACTTCGGTACTATCAATCAGAA